GATGTTATATCCCCAGATCCATAGTGTACCGTCCGTCTTGATAGCTGCTATATTATAGCCTCCACCTGCCAACTGTTTCCAGTTAGTACCACTAGCAACAGTCTGGACAGGACTGGATTTATTGACTATAGTGTTGTCACCTAATTGGCCATTGGAGTTCTGTCCCCAGGTCCATAGTGTACCATCTGTCTTGATAGCTGCTATATAAGAGATTCCACTTACCACCTGTTTCCAGTTAGTACCGCCAGCAATAGTCTGGATAGGACTAGATCTATGGGTTATACTAGTACCATCACCTAGTTGACCTTGTTGGTTCCATCCCCAGGTCCATAGTGTACCATCTGTCTTGATAGCTGCTGTATTAGTATATCCACAACCCACCTGTTTCCAGTTAGTACCACCAGCAACAGTCTGGACAGGGCTGGATTTTAGGCTTGCAGTATTGTCACCTAGTTGACCATATAAGTTATGTCCCCAGGTCCATAGTGTACCATCTGTCTTGATAGCTGCTGTATGATATTGTCCACCTGCCACCTGTTTCCAGTTAGTACCACCAGAAACAGTTTGGATAGGACTAGATCTATGGGTTATACTAGAACCATCACCTAGTGCACCATAGGTGTTACGTCCCCAGGTCCATAGCGTACCATCTGTCTTGATACATGCTATATGATAGTTTCCACCCGCCACTAGTTTCCAGTTAGTACCACCAGCAACAGTTTGCACAGGACTGGATTTATCGGCTGCATTAGTAAGTGCTGCAGTATTGTCACCTAGTTGACCATAGGTGTTACGTCCCCAGGTCCACAGTGTTCCAGTCGCAGCGTACTGGTCGATCATAGCATAGTCGGTGACGAATAGCTGTTCTAGGTCGCCTTGACGGCTTTGGAATTGTCCGGCCATCCTATGCTCCTACAACTTTAATGCTTATATTAAACTGCATGTATTATATCATCCTGTTGTTAACCAGAATATCAATAATAAAGGTACACCGCCACTTATATTAGGTTATATTTGTTATCCTATTATTTATAAGAAAAACTACCTAGTACTTGCGACCAGGATACTTCTTAAGTGCATAGTCCATGTCTGTACGACCAGGATTCTCTTCGTACCAGCCTTTACCAGTATGGATATTAAGCACGGCTTGGAAGTATTCCTCATACATCTTAGCCACATGATCTAATGAGAAGTTATTGATAGCCCAATCTCTACAGTCTTGAGGTTTGATACGATCGATGTTCTTGAGAGCCCATACGAACTCTTCAAACGTACGGCATCTGTAACCTGTAACACCATGGATATTGTTTTCTGTGAATGAACCCCAGTCAGTGGTGATGGTTGGTGTACCAGAGAATAAGTTCTCGATCTGTACTCCACCAAATGGCTCAACGTACATAGAAGCGACCATAGAGACTTTAGCTTTTGACATAAGCTCTCTGCGTTTCTCTACGTCTGCATAACCGATGAACTCTACATGAGATGGGATCTCTTTATAACCACATGCTTGTAGGTTATTCTGACCTGCAACCTTAAGTTTCATGCCAGCTTTCTCTGTAGCCTGGATAGCTATATGGATACCTTTACCTTCATACACTCGACCTAAGAATAAGCAGTAGTCTTCCTTAGTTTCAGGTGCAAAAGTAAAGTCATCTGGGTTGAAATAATTTGGTATTACTGTGTCATAGAAGTTGTTTTTACATGTACCGACAGCCTCAAGACCATAGTATGCATGCATGATAGCATATGATTCAAAGATCTTAAACCTTGCCCAGTGTCCACCAGCGTATCCGATACCGGGTTCTACGCAAATTAAGTCTGGATGTGCATCACACACTGGACGAGTACCTGATCCCCAGAATGGTAAAATAAAATCGTGTTTTTGTTTTCTAAGTCCTACTTCTCGAATCGCGTTTTTGTAAAATGTCTGATAAGCATGGTCGTTTGTGGCAAACTTGAAGAAGTTCTTACGCCAATCATAAGAACCATATGCTATCTCTAGATCTTTATTAGTAGTAACTGTAACGTGTTCAGTGGCTTCAACAATTGAATCTTCATGACCATAATGAATCACTTCATGACCGCGTTCGGTCATCATCTTACAGAACTTTAGAACTTTCATTGTATATGCACAGGCCACATATTCTGGAGAAGTTACTGTATGAGGGAGGCCTAGTGCATGGAATCTAAATTTATTACTCATTGTTATCACCTTTTAATTTACAATTATTGAAATGCCATCTATACATGTTATTTGAACCGCCTAACATGTTACAGTGGGGACATACTATTTTTGTTTTAGGTTTTCTCATGGCAATTTTTGCTTCTTCTGTCACTATCTTGCCTTTATGAGAATCACTAATCTTTTTCTTGGTTTCTTCTGAATGCATTATTACTTGTTTACTTCGTGCTGATTTTATTTTTGATTTAGTTTCTTCTGTTCTTTTTCTATCTTTTAATTTTGATTTAGTTTCTTCTTTACATGGTACACCTTTATTCCATGCAGCAAATCCTTTTCTTGCTTGACTCATTCTTTGTTTTTCTTCATCTGTTCTTGGAATACCTTTATTCCATGGTGTAATACCAGGTATAGCACCATCTAATCCATTCTCTATCTTAAGATTAGCCCATTTGTCAGAGTTAACTATGTCCATCTCTTCAGATATTAGTGTTGCAAACTCAACCAATTTACTTTTATCTGTAAATGGTTCAGAAACCCAAATCGTCTTAACATGATATAAACCATGTTTATTGATATGTCTAACCCAGTGTTTACCAGATCCTTGATACTTATATGGATCAGATTTAGTAGTCTTACCAAGATATCTCATCCCAGTAATACTATGTTCTTTTATATAAAGGTAAGTTGGTTTCATCTATTCCTTATAGTGTTCAAATAATTTTGTTATCAACGCTTTATGTGATAAAGCACCATTTAAACCTTTTAACTCTACAACTTTTTCTGGCTTGTCTGCAAAGAACTCGTCTACTGCTTTCTTTACACCAGGCCAATATTCATCACCATAATCATCTACTAATATGACACCACCAGGAACCACACGATCGTATATCAACTTAAGTGGATCCATTATACTTATATATAAATCCCCGTCAAGGTGTGCAAAGGAAATCTTTTCTGGTACTTGTTCTGGCTTGATATCACTGAACCAACCCTTACGTATATATGGTATTCTTATACCATCATAGGTAAAGTTCTCACATAGTAGATCGAGCGATGTCTTCATCTCACCCGGTAAGTTCTCTTCCGATTCTGGTAATCCTTCAAAGCTATCATATACATATAGCCATTTATCTGAGATGTATGATATCAACTTTGAGGTGTGACCGCAGTAGCAGCCAAACTCAACTATATCACCTTCAAGGTGTTGCGTCTCAAGCACATAATGACATATATGAACTATCCTTGAGAAGTCTTGCATCTCAAGTGTGTTCCTTAGTAAGACATCAGCCTTACGTGAAACGTTTATATCATGCGCCATTATCTATTCCTGATAGTATTCAAGTAGTTTTTGATATCACCATTAGGCATAGCAAACCTACTTACTAATTCTGGCTTCATCATCTCTACCATCGTATATACGGCTTCTTCTGTTCCGATAGTACCTTGATCTAGTAGCTGTCTTATTGTGTCATAGTAGTACTTATTAAACTCTGTAACCTGATCCTTTGACCCACCAAATAATGTTGCACGACATACATAACTTGGTTTAGTTCCTACTATATTTGTCATGACATTGATATTACAACCATGGATCTCAGAGTTTGTTTGGTACGGGTATGATGTTAAGAAGAACTTATCTTTAGGTAGGAACAAGAAGTTATATGTACCGATAGGTTCTGTAATACCAAAGCTGTTTGACATACCTGAATCTATCCAATAGAATCGTTTAGATCCTAGCGGGTTTTGTTCTGCCACGTCTTGTAGTAACTTGTTCTTAATGAGTGTTAGTGGTATGTAGTATGGGTTTCTTAGTGCAGAGTCTTTGATCCAATCAGATTGATTAATGAACGCATCGCTGTTGATGATGGTTTGTATCTCTTGGAACGGCGTGTTGTTCTGGATATCTTGTAGTGTTAATACTCTACACTCAATACGATTGTTTGATGTAGCAATGCTTAGTTGTTTGCGTCTTAAACGTATATAGTCATGATACTTAGGATCTGCATAGACTACTAATGGGTTACGTACAGATAATAGATGATCTAGACCTTTGATATAGTGTTCTTCGAATGATCGATCTCCACGTGATATATCAACTGCCATGGTAACTAGTGTTACATCACCAGGATACTCATACGTATAGTCCATGGCTCTGAAATCAATATAAGGAGCAGTGCGATTCTTTAGTAGTTCCTTAGGATAGAAGTCATATGGAACTTTAGAATCGTCTGGTCTTTGTCCAGCCATCTTAGAGCAATGGTCACCAAGGTGTCGAGCATACTCGCCATTAAGATAAACACCTTTGAATCCTAATGCAGTAAACTTACGATCGATGTTCCATTCATTATGCCACTTCTCTACTCGACCTAACATGATAAGGTCATCTCTGCGTCTTAAGTTAGGAGAGCCGCACCATGCATGCCATGCTAAGTGATGGTCAGTTATCTTCCATGGTTTCTTCCAAAAGAACTCACCGTCTACAAGACCTTTTTGATAGGAGTCTATACCTTGGAACTCGAATGTTCTCCATGAGATGTCAACAACACCGACTTCTCGATACTTTTGTAGGATTGCTTTAGATTTATTCAGGTAACCTGGTTGTGTAAGTTCCCAGTCGTCTTCAAGGTAAAAGATGTAATCTGAATCACAATATGAGCACATAAAATCCATCGCCCACCATTGTGATCTGTTTCTTGGGAAGCATATGACGTCACATATATCTCCATACTCTTCAACTAACTTCTCAAATACACCTTCCTCAGCGGAGTCATCTACGATCACCATCTTGGTGACATAGTCTTGGGTATCAAAGAATGATTGAAGTGTCTTGGCTAAGACATCTAGTCTGTTACAGGATAGTACAAAGGTAGTTGTATCTGAATCTGGTTGGTCAACGGTGTGGAACTTCACTTGTGACATAGTTACTCCTCAGGGTATTATATGATTATAATATAGATTGTGTTTAATGTAAAATTATTTATCTATCTTTTTAGATAGCTCATCTATTTGTTTTTGTTGTTCTTTGATAGCGTTGATTAGGAAACCAAACAAGCCGTTGTAGTTAACTGACTTATTACCAGCATCGTCTGTCGTTACGAGGTCTGGTATCACTTCTTCAAGCTCTTGAGCAATAACACCGTAAGACTTCATGCCGTTGTTTTTCCATTGGAACTCAACACCGTTTAACTGTGTTATAGTATCAGCAGCGTTCTTGATCTTCTTGATGTTCTTTTTCTTACGCTTATCTGATAGAGAGTTGAATATCGTAGCGTTGATAGTACCAGTAGATGGGTTAAAGTATAATCCAGCGCTTGCAGTGTATGCAGTAGAGAAAGTACCAGATGTCGCAGATGACATAACTGGATAGTATGGACCAGCTGACGCATTATCATTAGTGATCGTAGCACCACCACCTGATGCAGATAATGCAACACCGTTAAGATATATGCTACTGAAGTAACCAGCTTGTGAAGACATAGAACCGGTAGCACCAACAAAGCCTGTGGCACCTGTTGCACCAGTAACTAAAGCAGGACCAGTAATATTACCAGTTGCAGTGATAGATCCTGTAGCTCCTACTGTCGCAGTTCCAACTCCTAATGAACCTAGTATGTATACAGCACCAGTCGCGCCTGTAGCACCAGTAAGTGTACCAAATTGTGCAGTAAATGCTGAGTTATATGCTGTAGATTGTGTTCCTGCAGGACCAGTAGCACCGTTAGTTCCTGCAGGACCAGTGGCACCGTTAGTTCCTGCTGTACCTGTAGCTCCGTTAGTTCCGTTAGTTCCTGCAGGACCAGTGGCACCGTTAGTTCCTGCTGTACCTGTAGCTCCGTTAGTTCCGTTAGTTCCTGCAGGACCAGTGGCACCGTTAGTTCCTGCAGGACCAGTAGCACCTGCAGCGCCAGATGCGCCAGTAACTGATACACCACCAACAGTTAGTGTATTAAAGTATCCTGATAAACCTGATATAGAGCCAGTAGCTCCAATAAATCCTGTAGCACCTGTTGCACCAGCAACTATGTTTGATGATGTTAATATATTAGTAGTAACGCCTGTTGCACCAATCGTACCAACACTTAATGTATTAGTGGTAACACCTGTCGCACCAATAGTTCCAGCAGATAGTGTTGCGATAGTACCAAGTGATGTTAAGCTTGACGCTGTGATACCAGAACCCAATGTATTTGCACTAAGCACTGACACACCATTGATATAGTATGCTTTGTTTGTACCAGATAAGTTCCAGTTTTCTGAAGCATTCCAGTAACCAGTGTTTGTTCCACCAGTAGTAGCTGATGATTGCCAGATTAATGTCTTATCTGCTGTACCATGTAATGTTATACCACCGCCTGCTGCTGTAGTATCTGTAGGTGTTGTTACTTTACCAAGCTCAACGTTTATATCATTAACGGTTAGAGTAGTTGTATTGATTGTAGTAGTTGTACCATTAACTGTAAGGTTACCAGTAACCACTGCATTACCACCAACGTTAAGATCACCTGAGGCATTAATAGAACCTGTTGCACCAGTAGCTCCTGTGCCAATTTCAAGAGTTTGCAGTGCTGCGTTAGTGGATACTAATGTATTTGTTGTAACACCTGTTGCACCGACTGTGAATGCTGTCAATGCACCAGTAGCACCAAGTGTTGTAGATCCAACTGCAAGACCACCACCATGTGCAGCTCCACCGCTTGATACGATAGAACCTGTAGCACCAAGTGTTGTAGATCCAACTGCAAGACCACCACCATGTGCAGCTCCACCGCTTGATACGATAGAACCTGTAGCGCCAACAGTTCCTCCACCAACGTTTAGTGGAGCGTTCATGTTGATGGCACCAGATGCACCGATAACCATCGCCGCTGTAGATAAGCTATTAATTACAAAGTAGATAGCATTAGATCCGTATGTACCGATAGCTAGGTCTTGTGACTGTGAACCTAAGTATGCTATACCAGGATTACTGAATATACCTGTACCAGAGAACGTTGGTGAGTTGATACCAAGCTCTGCATAGTTAGTTGAGTTTGTAGCAAGTGCATTTGATACAACGAAGTTCGTTGATGCATTAGCTGTGTTGCTTGTATTTTGTAAAAGTAGTTGGTTATAGTTATCGACTGATGATGACCATGAACCCATGATGTTACCATCTGCATAGTTTAGTGTACCGTATGCAAACGCACCTTGTGTGCCTGATGCACCTATAGATGCTGTCGCTACATGTGTAGGTGCAGAGAATATACCTGTGCTTGGAGTAAATGAGTATGTAGTTGCAAGATAGCCGTTAGGCATCGGGCCAGTAGCACCTGTCATGACTGGATAGTATGTTACACCAGTCGCACCTAATCCAATACTACCGATGATACCTGTTGCGCCAGTGGCACCATTTATTCCTGCTGTACCGGTCGCACCAGTTGCACCATTTATCCCTGCTGTACCTGTAGCACCATTAGTTCCGTTGGTTCCTGCTGGACCAGTGGCACCTGTTGCACCATTGATACCTGTCGAACCTGACGCACCTTGTGAACCATTAGTTCCTGCTGGACCGGTTGCACCAGTCGCTCCACTAATACCTGTCGAACCTGATGCACCTTGCACACCTTGAATACCTTGGATACCTTGAGGACCTGTAGCTCCTGTATTACCGGTAACACCAGTCGCACCATTAGTTCCTGCAGAACCAGTCGCACCGTTTGTTCCTGCAGAACCAGTCGCACCGTTTGTACCTGCACTTCCAGTTGCACCTGCAGTCCCTGTTGCACCGTTTGTACCGTTAATTCCTGCAGAACCAGTCGCACCGTTTGTTCCTGCTGTACCTGTGGCGCCTGTTAAACCCGTTAATCCTGTAGCACCTTGTACACCTTGAACTCCAGTAGCTCCGGTTAATCCAGTAGAACCTGATGCACCTTGTACACCTTGAGAACCTGTAGCACCGCTTGCACCTTGTACACCTTGAGAACCTGTAGCACCGCTTGCACCTTGGATACCTTGAGAACCTGTTGCACCACTAATACCGGTGGCACCTGTTAAACCAGTAGAACCTGAAGCACCTTGCGTTCCTGATACTATACCAAGGAATAACTGGTGATCATTTGCAAAGTTGCTTGTTCCTGTACCTCCGCTAGATACTAAGGTTACAGGTATATCGTACCAGCTATTAGTACCGCTTGTTTGGTTTGTTACTGTCCCTGATATTGTCCATATCTGGTAGTTATTAGACAAATTTGCATCTTGAATGATGAACTCTTGACCTTGTTGAAGCAAAGCAAGATAGATGTCGATGTCAATAGCATTAGTAGAACCACCACTTATAGTGTCTTCTGTTAGGTGACTGACCCAGATGTTTGTTGAACTTATCTGTGTAGAGTTATTCCATACGATGTATCCATCACCAACGTATGTAGAACCGCTTTGAGTCGTTGTCTTTGCTTGATAGTTGAATATACTGTTTGATTGGCCTGCTGCACCTTGAGAACCTGTGGCTCCAGTATAACCAGTAGCACCAGTTAATCCTGTACCAGTGGCACCGGTTAAACCTGTAGAACCTGAAGCACCTTGAATACCTTGAGCACCTGTTGCACCGGTTAAACCTGTAGAACCTGAAGCACCTTGAATACCTTGAGCACCTGTTGCACCGGTTAAACCTGTAGAACCTGAAGCACCTTGAATACCTTGAGTGCCTGTTGCACCAGTATAACCAGTCGCACCAGTTAAACCAGTACTTCCACTTGCTCCTTGAATACCTTGAGAACCTGTAGCTCCTGTTAAACCTGTGGAACCACTAGCACCTTGAACACCGCTTGCACCTTGAACACCTGTAGCACCAGTATTACCTGTGACTCCAGTTGCTCCTGTTAAACCTGTTGAGCCTGATGCACCTTGAAGAGTTCCGGTCGCGCCGATCCAATTACCGTATTGGTCGATGACGTCGACGATGCCTGAGGCACCACCAACGGATAGTCCGTTCTTGATGACGAACGATTTATTGCTTGTAGACACGGTTCATTTTCCCCAGTGTTTATGTGTATATGTTATTTATTAGTACCCGTATGTGATCTTATCTAAATCTGTCCTTGATTGGAAGTTACCAGATACGATGTTCACTATCAATGTACTGCCATCCCATGATACTATTGTACCAGCTGCAGGGTTTTGTGGACCTATGCCAGCAGAATCAACTGTGATCTCTGTGCCGACCAATGAAGCGAAGTCGATTAAGTTAGACCAGTATGTATCTGGGTATAAGTATGCTTTACCTAATGGTATCGCGCCGTTATCAGAGTTATTTAATGAGTAGAATAAGTTTAATCCGCTTGGGTCATCAACAGTTGTTCCACCGATACGACCTTGTACAGACTCTCTTACCCAACTAATCGCTGTGCCAGAAGATGTTGGAGTTACCTTCAATGATATCACTGAACCGTTTGTTACTGCTGTTACATCCATGACTTTCGTAGCTTTATCTGATCTTAATGTCGCATACTCAGTCATGTAAACTGCAGACGCATTTTGTGTTAAGATAACTTCTGTAGCTTGTACTTTGTTTGTTGTGCTAACACCTTGTACGATATACTTAGCTGTACCAACTTCGTTAGCAGCAAACATATCTACTGTTGTTTGTGATGTGCCAGATAATCCTGTTGAACCGTTTGCTAGGCTGTAACCTTGTAGACCTGTGTAACCTTGATCACCGTCAGGACCAGTAGCACCTGAAGCACCAGTAATACCAGTAGCACCATCTAAACCGGTTTCACCTTGTATACCTTGGTCTCCGTCTAAACCTGTTTGACCTTGTTCACCAGTTACACCTGAAGCACCTTGTACACCAGTAGCACCAGTTGAACCTGTATAACCTTGTTCACCGAAAGCACCAGTTGCACCTTTATATCCATTAATACCTGTGGCACCATCTTGACCTGTTACACCTGATGCACCTTCCATACCGACTGCACCGTCAAGGTTAACATAAAGTGTATCAACTCCTGGAGTACTGTTACCTACTTCTGTTACGATAGTAATATTAATAGTACCAGTAATATTATCATAACTGTTTACTAAAGCTGTAGCAAAGTTCTCTGAATCTTTAGAGATGATGATAGTTTGACCAGCAGCATATGAATATGAGTAGTCAAGTGTTTGTGAATCTATTTGTATATTGATATCACCACTTACATTGATATTTACACCGTTATCAATGTAGTAGTCAGTGTTAAGTAATATTGCTTTGAATCTATGACCATATGAACCAGTTGCACCATCAGTACCAGTCTCACCTGTTGGACCTGATGCACCATCGATACCTTGTACACCAGTAGCACCTGTTGCACCGTCTTGACCTGTAGGACCAGTCGCTGCGTCATAACCTAAGATACCTTGTTGACCGTCTGGACCTGTTGGACCTTGTACACCTGTAGCACCTGTCTCACCAGTTTGACCTTGATCACCAGTTATACCGATTCCGCCATCGATACCAGTTGCACCGTCTTGACCTGTTGGACCTGATGCACCATCAATGCCTTGGTTACCGTCTGGACCAGTAGCACCTGTTGCACCAGTTGAACCTGTGTAACCTATGTTAGTTGCAGCTGTATTACCTAAATATGTGTATCCACTTGGAACATCATGTTGTGGAGTAGTTATTAATTCAAACACAGCACCATCGAGTGTGCTTACTGCTGGATAACTATGCGATTGAGCTAATAAGAATGGTGAACCGTTAGTATTAGTTGCTGGATCACCGCCTTTTGACCATGCTCCACCGTTAACTCTTGCCCAAAATACTCCTGTATTATAATTATAATTAACTGCAACTTCTACTAAATCTCCAACGCCCCAATTAATACCTAATGAATCAGTTTGGATACCATTTATCCAAACAGTACCATCTTGTTGGAATCCTTGCGATTGGTCATCATATCTTCCTAATGCATTATTAACATCAATGCCAGATGTTCCTAAGCCAATGCGATTAGTAGTAGCAGGTATATCAGCATCTAACCTTACACCAAACATACTTAAACCAGAGTTAGCGTATGTTGCCATTTCAGCAGTAGTTATTGCTGATTCAACATAACCAACTGTACCACTTAATATTGTATTTGCGCCGTTACTGCCGCTTGAAATTGTTTGATTAGGCCCATAATGACCATAACCAGTATCAAATTGAATTGCAGCTGATGAACCATCACCACCTTGAGCACCAGTAGCACCAGTATAACCTGTTGCACCATCTACACCTGTGTAACCTTGTTCGCCATCAGGACCTGTTGCACCATCTAAACCTGTTGAACCTTGGATACCATCAGCACCAGAAGCTCCGTCTATACCAGCTTCACCAGTTGCACCTTGAAATCCTCGTTCACCTGTAGCACCAGCAACACCAGTTGCACCAGTTAAACCTACTGTACCTGTAGCACCATCAGCACCAGTTGCACCTCTGGCATTATATGTACGACCTTGCAATCCTCGTTCGCCATCGATACCTTGTGCGCCGTCTTGACCGGTAACACCAGTAGCACCAATTTGACCTACTGCTCCGTCAAGGTTGATTACCCATGCGTTATGTGAACCAGTACCTACGTGATCTGTTTGTGTAAATGCAAGGATGTTTGTTACTGGATCGTAACTTGTAACTGTACCATGTTGATGTATACCACCACCATCGGTAAGAATAATTGTTTCACCACCACCATAACTTAATCTTTCATCTACGACTACAACTCCTGTAGCACCTGTAGATGCAAGTGTAAATGCAGTGGTTGAAGAAGTTTTGTATCTGTGACCATATGAACCAGTTGCACCAACTTCACCTGTTTGACCTGTTGCACCTATGTAACCAGCATTTCCTGTTACACCACGACGTAAGAATGTGAATCCGCTTGGAACACCGTATTCAGCAACATCATTGATAGTAAATTGTGCAGGACCATTAGAACCATAGATACCTACTGCTGGATAAACACCAGCACTAAATACAGAATTATCAACTGATAAACCGCCAACACCAGTAGCTGGATCATTAGAGATATTACCATTCCAGTAACCATTGTTTACTCTGAACCATATTAAATGGTTATCAGTGTCTACAGCTATATCAATCTTGTCTCCACTAGTATAGCTATCATAATGAGTTACATATGAACCAGCATAATAGATATCACCGTTTTGCGTATAAGCTATGGAGTTTTCATCAGGACCACCAAGCATAGCATTAAGATCAACATTACTGTTTGCGATACCAACTGAATTAGCGTTGTCACTAAAGTAATCGAAGGTAAAGCTGAACATGTAAGCATTGCCGCCGGCAATGTTTTGAGTACCTAGCGCATTATAGTAACCTTCGTTATCATCTGAAATTGTGAAGTAGTCGTCATTTGGGTAATATAACTGACTACCGATATAAGCTGGATCGAATACGTATGTGTTTGCAATGTAACCACCGAATCCACCTGTAGCACCATCAAGACCTGTTGGACCTTGATCACCTGTTACACCTTGAACACCAGTAGCACCGTCATAACCTTGTGCACCATCTTGACCAGTTACACCTTGAGAACCTGTAGCACCTTGGGCGCCTGTTGCTCCTGTAGCACCTGTCTCACCAGTTGGGCCAGTTGCACCTGCATAACCTGTATTTGTAGCAGCGCTATATCCTGTAATTGTGATTGTTGCATTTACTGGAATATCACCTAAAGTTATAGGTGTGTTTGTTAAACCTAAGAAAGATATATCACCTTGATCTACATAATTATAAACTGTGTATGTAACTGAGTTATATACAAACGTCATTCCTGGTGCAGGAGTAGCTGATAGCGCTCTACCATCAATACGAATGTAGCTACCGTAGAGCGTTGGATATACTAACCAAGCGTTATCTAATGCAGCTGTTACAGTTGCATCGATTGATACATATGTACCACCATTACCGCCTGTAGCACCTGTTTGACCAGTTACACCAGAAGCACCATCAATACCGGTAGCACCAGTAGATCCTGTCTCTCCTCTAACACCTGTTGCACCGTATGGTGATTCACCTGGACCAGAAGCTCCGACCCATTCACCAGCTGTGTTGATGACCTCAAATCCAGAGGCACCGACCGCTAGTCCGTTCTTGACGTTAAACTTTATATCATTGGTTGGTAGTGACACGTGCCTATCTCCTGAATTTTATTTGTTATTAAGCTAGTACTGCTTCTCTTAAGAAGTCGATTGTTGTGTTTGTATTTACTGGTGATACTTTAACGTATACTGTACCAGAGTCATAGTTTGCACTTACAGTCATTAGAGACGCTGTTGAGTACATCGTTGCATACTCTGTAACTGAAGCATCTGAACCATCATGCGTTACCAATACTTCTGTTGAGTGTACATCGCTACCATGTGTAGCTTGGATGATATACTTAGCTGTCCTGTAAACTGTAGCATCATATGAATCGATAGTTTGGTTAGCAACTGTAGTTGTTAATGGATCGTTTCCTGCAGTTAAACCTGTACCTGTAGCACCAGTTAAACCTGTTGAACCACTTGCACCTTGGTAACCAGTAGCTCCATCTAATCCTTGAGGACCTGTTGCTCCTGTGAAACCTGAAGCACCTTGGATACCAGTTGCACCAGTATAACCTGTTGCACCAGTATAACCAGTCGCACCATCTACACCTTGAGGACCTGTTGCACCAGTGAAACCTGTAGCACCTGATGCACCTTGGAAACCAGTGGCACCTGAAGCACCATCGATACCTGTTGCACCTGTGTAACCAGTTGCACCTTGAACACCTTGTGCACCATCAAGGTTAACTGTCCATGCTGTATGTTCACCTGAACCAACTGCTGTTGTCTTGTCGAATACTAATTGGTCACCGCTGTAACTTACAACTGTACCTAATTGATAATTTGTATCATCGTAAGCAACTACGATTGATTGAGCTGGAGTATAAGCTAAACCAGAATCAACTGTTAATGTGATTTGACCAGTTCCGCCGATAGTGAATCTTGAAGTTGATGATGTTGCATAGAGGTCACCGTTAGCACCGCTAGCACCAGCAATACCTGTTGCACCTGTGTAACCAGTTGCACCATCGATACCTGTAGCACCTGAAGCGCCGTCAATACCAGTTGCACCAGTATAACCGGTTGCACCATCGATACCTGAAGCACCGTCAATACCTGTCGCACCTGTGTAACCTGTAGCACCATCGATACCAGTTGCACCTGTATAACCTGTAGCACCAGTATAACCTGTCGCGCCACTTGCACCGTCGATACCTGTAGCACCTGTATAACCTGTTGCACCATCGATACCAGTTGCGCCTGAAGCACCTTGATATCCTTGTACACCATCGTTACCTTGAGCACCTGTTGCACCACTTGCACCTACTGGACCAGTAGCACCTGTATCACCAGTATAACCTGTAGCGCCGTCAGCACCAGTTGCACCTGAAGCTCCTTGAATACCTGTCGCACCGCTTGCACCATCAGCACCGGTTGCACCAGAAGCACCATCAATGCCTGTTGCACCGCTAGCACCTTGAAAACCAGTAGCACCTGATGCACCTTGATCTCCTTGAGAACCGGTTGCACCTGTGTAACCAGTGGCGCCTGAAGCACCTTGGAAACCTGTAGCACCTGATGCACCATCGGCACCTGTAGCACCGCTTGCACCTTGAATACCTGTTGCACCTGTATAACCTGTAGCACCTTGAACACCGACAGCACCATCAAGGTTTACTGTCCATGCTGTATATTGTGTGCCTGTTGCATGATCTGCGGTTGTGATGATTAAATCTAATTGACCAGTACCTGAATTGTAGTTATCTACATAACCGATTACATAATCGGTAGGATTAGTTTGAGAAGCAACTAATACTGATTGTTGTGGAGTATATGAAAGACCAGTTTCTACATTAATTGTTAATGTAACACCAAGAGCGTAGTCTGTAAGTGTTAATGGATCAGTTGAGGTTGTTGCGTATTTGTCACCGTTAAGACCGGCAGAACCTGTTGCACCTGTTTGACCAGTTGCACCTGTATAACCTGTAGCACCTGATGCACCATCGATACCAGTTGCACCAGTATAACCTGTAGCACCTGTGTAACCTGTTGCGCCGTCAATACCTGTTGCACCTGTAACACCAGTAGCACCTGTATAACCTGTAGCACCATCTATACCAGTTGCACCACTTGCACCATCAATACCAGTAGCACCTGTATAACCTGTGGCACCATCAGCACCCGTGGCACCTGATGCACCATCGATACCGGTTGCACCGGTATAACCGGTTGCACCGTCAATACCTTGGACACCTGTTGCACCTGTGTAACCTGTGGCACCTGTAGCTCCAGCAGGAAGTTCGGCTCCTATCCAATTACCGTTTTCGTCAATGACGTCAATTATGCCTGACGCACCCCCTACGGATAGCCCGTTTCTTACTACAAAAGTTGAATTATTCGTTGCCACAGTTTGATCTCCTTGATGATGGTGTTAGTGCTTTATACTATTATTTATAATAAATTTATTTAGAGTCCTATCGTAGTTCTTATGTATTTTATATCAGTATAAGGACTTTGGGGCGTAAATCTTAACTCAATATAGCCTGTCCCAGACCATTGAATACGTGATACTATTAATAAAGGTGATCTACTTTCAACAGTAGATGCTACGTATACACCTGGGCTAGTCATGATAAACTTACTACTAAGAGTCGCTGATATAGCTCCTCCATTTAATGATATTACTGTTGTAGGTATTGCTGATAGTAATGCTTGTACTGCTGAATTTGATGTAGAGTATATAGTTAATGTTGTTCCAGTCCAGAACGACAGAGCCGAAATGTTGATATCTGGTGATGAATAGTCATTATCTACAGGTGAGTAATACGTAGCGAATGATCCTAATGATTCACCCATACCTGCATACTCTGTAAAGAATACGTTTGCTTTATCCCATAAGAGTAATAACTCTTCAGCATAGTAGTTTGTACCTTTTGTCAGCTGTACCTGATACTTTGCACTCCTATATATTGAGGTATCTAAGATGTCTATTAGCTGTTCATCTGTTGTGTTATTGGTGGTAAAGTCAATTACGTTGTCTACACCAATACCAGATGCACCTACAGGACCTTCGATACCTGTTGCACCTGTAATACCTATAGGTCCAGTAGCACCAGTCGCTCCAGCACCCTGTGCACCTGTGGCACCGTATGGACCAGTAGCACCTGGTAAACCTACTCCAGTTGCTCCTGCAATACCGCTTGCTCCTTGTGTACCAGAAGCACCTTGAATTCCAGTAGCACCTGTTTGACCTGTGGCACCTTGTGTACCTGTCGCTCCAGTTAAACCTGTTGAACCACTTGCACCTTGAATTCCAGTAGCACCTGTTTGACCTGTGGCACCTTGTGTACCTGTCGCTCCATCCAAACCAATAGTACCAGAAGCACCATCGATACCACTAGCTCCTTGTGGACCAGTAGCACCTGTTGCACCAGAACCTGATGCTGTTGCAGATATAGTTAATGATTGTGGGTTTGCTGAATGATCTGTTGTGATGGTGATACCAGTACCACCAATGATATGTAGTGTATCTTCTGCTACAGCTACGAGGTCTGTCTGACCGTCTACTTTGATAGTCTTGAACGCAGAACCAAGACTTACTTTAACTTCACCGCCACCAAGATCTGATACGTTGAATCCTGTATCCCTATCGAACCTTAGAGCGTTTACACCTGTTACTTCGTTAGTGATTGATCCTGTAGCACCACCAGTTGCACCACTGATGTTACTTACCGTGATGTTTGCAACACCAACACCGCTCGCACCAGTTACACCGCTTGCACCTTGTGCACCGCTGGCTCCGATACCAGATGCACCTTGTGTACCTATTGCACCGCTTGCACCTTGAATGCCTTGTTGACCTTGTGCACCTGATGCACCAATACCTGAAGCGCCTTGTTCTCCTTTAGGACCTGTAGCACCGCTTGCACCCTGTGGGCCTGATGCACCACCTGTATCTCCCTGTGGGCCTGTTGCACCAGTAGGACCGGTAGCACCAAAGCCAGCACCGTTACCTGATAGCCCTTGTATACCAACGGCCGCGACTTCTACGTATACGTCTCCTAATGCCATTCTTATTCCTTATATGATCTCTGGAGGATCAGATTGCGTTATTTGTGGTGTGAATATAATAACACCTTCTGAGACTCTTAATGATTCTCCAAAAGGTGATGTCACGTATACATCATACATGTATCTTCCAGGTTTAATCGATGCAGTATCAGCTGCAGACAATGATAGTCTTACTTGTCCACCTGTAGTAGAGTATACTTCAGCATGAAAGTCAATATGATTATGAGCTATATAAGACTTACGTATGTAAGCCCGAGTAGTAAAACCCGATAAGTTTAGTGGCAGTCCGTCTGAACCCACCACAGTGATTACTGCACCAAAGTTTGATCCAGTGTCAATATAAAAATTTGTTATAGCTGCCATAGTTATTATTTATACGACACTGGTTCCTTTAAATTGGTTGTATGCTTATAATCTTCTTACCAGTCTTAGGTTCTGGTATCCCTTTTACAGCTCCGATGATGTCTTTTCTAGACTCATCAAGGTCTCCGTCAATATAGTATGGGAGACATCCTGTTAACATCTCAAACGCAGCCATGAAGAACGGTATGTTATCAGAGTAAGCGTTATCACATGCTAGGCTCCACATATCTCCATGTAAAAACATGCATGAACCTTGACATATCTGTAATACTGGACATGTAGGACACTCTTCTCTATGACTCCAGTGTGTACTAGTCTTTAACTTGATGTTGTCAAAGTCATTAACGTTACCGATAAGGTGACTCTCACCATTAAATCCTATAGCTACAGAGCTAACGTTTTGACATGTTAGCACGTTACCTTTTAAATCTACTGCAATATTGTGTTCATCATCCATCGTACACTTCTGACCTACAGCAACAGCTGGTCTTTTGGTTTGTATAGATGTTATGAACTCGTTGATCTTCTTCTTAGTGGCACCAACATTAGTTCCAAGTCCACTTCTTACTTCTTTAAACGTATTAGCTCGATAGTTAAGGTGATCGTGTTCATCAGTAAAACAAACGCTAGCACCACCTTCATCATATGGATCAATGAACCCACCTTCTCCGATAGGTACATCAAACCCAAGTTTATCTTTAAACCATTGACTTATGGCTGCACGGCTTTGGTTATCTTTATTCACCATAGCGTTAAAGCTCATACGATTCTTTGGTCCTAACCTATTCCATAGATCCATGATCATCGCGAATTGTTCTGGATCATCGAATGGGTCTAACCCTCTAACATGATAACCTGGTCCATCATGTGATATACCAACACTAAACCCTAAGTTATCAAGCCATTCATTCTTTTCTAAGTCTAATATAGTACCATTAGTCACTATACCAAATGCTATGTTTGGATACATCTTCCTCATGCCTTCAGCAAGAGGCTTTAGACTCTTCCAATATACAAAGGGCTCACCACCCCAAAATTCTACTTTAACTCCAGTACCGTCTTTATTATCACCACCATCAAACCATGTTGGTAGTTGATCTAAGAACGGACCTACATCATCCTTTGTCATCTCATCAGCTTTAGGTACAAACCTTTGACTGCAGTAGACACATTCATAATTACAAGATAAGCCTAGCTGTATCTTGAGGATCTTAATATCTTTACTCTTTTTTGCTGGAGTGTCTTTACTTGTAGTAAACACTTCTTTATAGGAACGAGTATTACCGTTACTAAAATCTATCACGTTTCCATTTGCATCTGATATCTCAGAAGTCATGTTATCATACCAAAACTCTACATCTTCATTTGTTACAGGTCTCACACATTTTATATTAAACTTCGCCATTTCATGTCCTTAATTATAAATTATAATGTAACGTAATTCCTTACAGATTCAACAACCTTTATGTTAGTAACTAATGCAATAGTATCAACGCTTCCTAAGTTAACTTCAGTAGTATGGAATATTGAAGAAGGATGTATAGTAAATGTTCCTAGTACAGGACTTATTGGGAATAACATCTCATGATTCAATAATCTACTTCTTGAAGAAATAGGATCGATTATGTGTAACCTATTTCCTGCAGGTTTTTGATGAGTATTATTATTTGGAAAGTCTGTGACTTCCATAGATACCCATAAAACTGCCACGTAGTCAACGCTTCTATGATTGTGAGGCTTTGCATACTCACCAGGAGCAAACTTACGTAAGCTAGTGATAGCTTCAAACTCTACTTCTTCTGGATTAATAAAACCTTCAGCTGCAGCTAACTGAGCCATCCTAGATTTTAACATACTTTTAAATAGCTGGCATTCTGGACGAGGATCAGCTAGTAAGTTATAAGCTGCCTCTTTTGACTTACGCATATAATAAGGGACATGAGCCTCAGGATGCTGAGCTTCATATTCTTCACCAATACTAATAATATTCTTTAAAAAATCATCAGTAGCTTCAACCGCTCTTTGTTCAATAAGAATATTGGTTGGCCATAGTTGTGCAATATTAGTCAAGTGTTACTACCTTAGTAGATACGCCAGTCCAGTATTTGTATCCAGTTTTAATTGTTACTACTTCACCAGCATTTAATCCAGTAGTGTCTAAGTTAAATGTACCACCATTCGTTACACGTGATCTATTAATTACACCAATATCAGATGAAAGATAAACCGTAGTGTTTGCTGGAGCCGTCACTGTATATGCATGTGTATCACCAGCTTTAATAGTACTTGGTCCATTAACTATGATAGGTAACCATGATTCTAAGAATGCATGCATCGATACTATAGATGTAGATGAAGGAGCTGATCCGTTAACTGTGATGTTTGCACCATCTCTAAATATGATAGTTAGTTCGCTGGTAGGACAATCCTTATATGGTGTTAAGATATACAAGTAACCATATGAAGAGTATCTACTGTTGATAACTGACCATGGTGAACCTGGATATGTTTTACCTTCTGCCGCTGGTGTCACATCAGTTTTTTGATAGATCATACCTGGATCACCTCCGCCCTTTTCACTTAATGAAAGTTGTGTAGTCTCCATAGCCATGAATTCTTGAGTATCTGGGATATGCATTGCTTTTGGAAACAACGCGATACATCCATGATCCTGAGAATATTTTTGTACTAGTTCTGCTAGATTGAATGTACCAACAGCATTGGTTGTTCCAATTGCAGTAACAGTAGTATCAGAAATCTCCAATGTCAAGATATCATTTTTGATAGTGACATCGTTTTTTGATAACGTTCTTGTTGTACTTAGTGAGTAAAAATTCATTGTTTTTTCCTTTTTATCTATTTATTAGCAATTACATGCACAGTTACAGTTATAGTTTTGTAAAGTTAAAGCTCCGGAAGCACCAGTAGCACCGTTCCAATATAATCCCCAAACTCCACTTGTAAGGTGACCTACTCCTCCTCTTCCGCTACCGCATGCGCTAATAACACCACTGTTAAGGTTATCACCGCTTATGAGGTTTCCAGCTGATAAGAATGGTCCATAGTTACCAAGATCATTAGTAAACTGACTTAGTGCTGTTGGTCTTCCAACTATACCTGTGGCTCCTGTAGCGCCTGATGCACCTACAGTGCCCCATACAAATGATGCTGTACTTAAAGTAGTACCATCACCAAATTTTATATCACCATTTTCTAATATCGTTGCCATTTATTATCCTTAGCAGTTACAGTTGCAATTACAATTATTAGCATTGATTGACAAAGTTGTACCATTCCAGTTTAAGTGTCTTGGACCATATTCATTATATGCATAGTAACCTGATAATGTCATCTGATAAAGTTTTGTACTAGCTAAATTTTGTGAAACGCTGACCACATATACTCCAGTACCTCCTGTAGCGCCTGAAGTCTGTGATACAAAATATGTACCGTTTGCAACACCAACACCGTTTAATGCATTAGGACCAAGATTATTGCCGATAGCTATGCTACCAGATATGATACTTGTTACAGTTAGATTGGTTCCTGATATACTTCCAATAAAAACTGCAGCATGACTTAAATTATCAATTGTAATAAATGGATAGTAGTTGCCAAGATTATTAGTAAACTGACTAAGATTAGTAGGAGCACTAGTTAATTGTGATTGTGTAACATTTGCAGAAGATAGTGTGGTGTTATCTCCAAAAACTAATGATCCATTTGTTATTTTTGTTGACATCTATTATCCTAACAATTACAGTTACAGTTACAGTTGCAATTACCATCAGTTATCAATGTTAAATTGCCCGCACTGTTTACTCCAACACCTATATTAGCAAAAGCACCAGTACTGTACGCGGTAGTATCTACACCTGTGACAGGGAAAAAACCACCATAGTTACCCAAGTCATTAGTAAATTGACTAAGGTTTGTTTTTTTGTTTGTTATATTTGCATATGGTAAATTAGCGCTACTTAGTGATGTGTTATCACCAAATGTTATATTACCATTACCTATCTTAGTTGTTGCCATCTTTTATCCTAGTTACCTTTTAAAGAGTTAACTTCTGCTCTTAATTCTTTGATAGCTTCGATCAACAGTGGTACTAATCTTTCATATCGTACGGTTAAGTACTGTGTATCTACTGGAGCGTCTGTAACGATCTCTGGTAGTACTGCTTGAACTTCTTGTGCAGATACGCCAACTTCCCTCTTAACAGCAAAACCTAAAGCTTGAGCTGATTCATTAGCTTCATAGTAGAAGCCAGATAAAGCATCAACCTTATCAAGTGCATTTTCTATACCACCTAACTTTGTCTTTAATCTTTCGTCTGAGTAGTATGATGTGATTTGGTTTGTAGCACGGATCTCACCGACAGTACCAGATGCAGTTGTACCAACACCAAGGCTGCTATATTGTATATTTGATGAACTACCAGGAATATCAAACCCTGTAGCTCCAGTAACTCTACCTGCGGTATCAACTGTAATTCCTGGGATAACTGTAGCAGAACCGTATGTTGCAGCAGAAATACCAGTCGTAGTAAGCTTAGAACTTGGGATACTTCCAGCTAACATGGTAGCTGTCACTGTACCAGTATCTGTAGTATACACACCGTTTGTAACTGTACCAGCATTACCTGATACACTACCTGTGACGTTACCTGTTAAGTTTGCTGTGATGACGTTTGCAGCAAAGTTACCAGATCCATCCCTCTGTACGATCGTGTTTACTGTACTAGTAGTGGCGGGTAAGTAACCATGAAGCTTATCAGCGTCAAGCCCTGAACCAGAACCATCTACTGTTTCTAATTTAGTTAATATATCAGATGCTGTATAAGCTGATGCGAGCAACCTTGTACCAATATCTGTACTCAGATTGGTAAAGTTAGTATCCATCTCAGTGTTTGTTAAAGGTGCACCTTTTACTGATCTAAGCGTTAGTGTTGTCATTTGTCATCCGTTCTATGATTGTTTCTAGTTTATTTATTCTTTCTGCAAGATCGTCTATCTTGTTTTCTCTCTCAGCTATAGCGTTTTGTATAGCTCTATGCCTATTTAACTTTACAACATCAGTCTCTAGGATAGCTCCTGTATTAAGGTCCCTTACTAAAGTCTGGTTTTGTATCTTTGCTCTCATTATGTATCCAATGCAATGATTCTAAGGTTTTGTAGCAATGGTGTCACTGCTGTATTGCTTGATAATAATACTATCTTGATTTGGAAAGCATTAAACCTTGTTGCAATAGGTGAGTTTTGTGGCACACCATACTGATCAAAAGCACCAGTTGGGAAGAAACTATACTCTGAGAACTTATAGTTAGATGTTGATGGAGCTGCTGTGCTCTCAAGGTTCATTAGTACCCAATATTCATCAGTGATAGGTGTCGTAGCAGAAGTTGGTAGTGTTCTATAGTAACACTTGATACTTGTACCAGCTGGAGCGTTGACATCAACCCTAACGTTTAAGTTTGTTGATTCAAACCCAGATGCAAGGTTGATAGGTTTACTTACGTATCTTGCAAAGGCTGTACCACCTGCAGATACTCCAGCTTCACCTGATGCATCATTGTTGATCTTATTAAGAGCTGTCACTACAGCAACGCTTGATGTATCAATGAATGGAGATACTTGGTCGTTTGTAGTTGTTAGTGTAGCTTGTAACCTTAAGCTTGGAGTGCCACCGATACCAGCTGCAGCAGCTATCTGTTTCAATGATGGGTAGTCAATGTTTTGACTTAAGTTGATAGATGCCCATGCAGAGTCAAAGGCCGAACCGTTATATGCTTTTGCAGCCCATGTTAGTGTTGTACCTGTTGGGGTAACAGCCGCGATGTTAGTATATAATGTTTGATAGCTGAGTGCAGATGCAGGGTCTTCTATATCAAACTCAATGGTACCTGTAGAAGTAAAGCTTGCTCTGTTGATATTAAACATGAGGTCTGAGTTTTGATCAGCAGTCCATGTAGAAGCATTTTGTGATCTAAATAGAGAACCAATGTATGGTTGTTTATCTATCAACCTTGTACCATTTAATAGTGTTGAACCTACAGTTGCAGTAAACACTTCGTATTGGTTAGAGTTAGATGATACAACGATAGCATATTCACCAGGAACTAAATGGATAGGGCTTGGGAACATAAAGTTAGTAGCTACTGTTGCAGTATCAGAAACGTTTACATCTTCAGCGTTTAACGTTACAGAAGCAAATGGTATAGTACCAACTGAACTTGGATAACCATTAGCTGTAGTCCTGATCTCTACTGTTACAGGAACTGAAGTATCTGCAGACTTAAAGTATAAGTCGATAGATGTAACATGCATGCCTTGTGGGTATAATCCAGCATCTACAAGGAATGACTCTGCTGTAGGGTCATAATAGTAACCAGTTGTAGTTGTTACTTGTTGGTTTTGTACAGCACGTGTAGTTAACAACGTTGTTTGTTCTTTTTGTAGTAGACCTACAGCTGTATACGTTGCTTGACCAACAGACTCTTCAAGAGCCATATCGTTTGTATTGTTATCAATTAGTCTGATGACTCTTTGACCTGTTGCAAAAGTATTAGCTGGAACATCAAACTCAAATGCAACATTGCCATGTTCATCAGGGACTAATGCATCACCAAGAGCTGGTACAGCACTAACCGCTGTTATTTGTCCATATACACCACTAGATGAACCTACAACGTATTGACCATTACTTGGAGTTACAGATGCACCAAATATGTATAGTAGTCTCTTTGTAGGATCAGATGCTAAAGGAGCAGAGAACAACGCTGCGCTAGCAGTACCTGTCTGTGTACCAGTATAACTTGTATTATGGAAAGTTAATGTCTCATAGTTAGCTGCATCAAACATACCTGTAGCACCATTTACTGTAAGCACTAGTAATGGTTTAACATACGATGAGATGCTTGTATTATCAAAGAATGGGTATAGACGAGCATTAGGTTTAAACTTGGTACCGACACCGATGATAGTACTTGGTCTGATATAAGGCACAGATTGAACTGATACAACGCTTGTTCCTAGTGTTGTAGTGCTTGTACTTACTAAGTTTGTATTTACTGTGCTTGATGTAGAAGTTGTAGCCCAACGCATACCAGGATGAACACCATAGTAACCAGTAACGACTGTATCACTAAGTGATGATGCATCAGGTAATTGGATAGTCACCACGTCATTTACTGATGGTAACACTGAGGTATCTACCCATTGATCAAATGGAGGGTCTAACTGGATATCACCTACATATCTGATAACATTGAATGGGTTGATGTTAGTGTATTCACTAGCAAGAGGTTGATTGATAGCTGATGTCTCAGTATATGATAGCGTTGCTATGTCACCTGTAACTTGTGTAGATACAGGATTAGCTGGAGTAAATTGATGATAGTTAACATCAAATGTTGCTCGTGCGTTTTGGTTATATGGATCAATAGCTACCTTAAAGTCAAGGTCTGCTGCGTTAGCGATTGAGTTGTTATTATAGTTTGTGGATGCAGAGTTCCATGTATTTGATCCATTGAACCATGCTGCCCACCAACCCCATGACTTCTTATCCCAATCTACTTGTGATGAAGCATATATGTCTGAGCTTGTAAAAGCATCTACTGCAAAGCCGTTCTTAAACTTCTCAAGGTTTGATGCATCAGTGATTGATGTACCTTGCGCTTGAGATTCTAGTAATGATAGTTGTGTGTAGTATTCTAGATTTGCGATACGTTTTTCAAGACCGCCGATGTCATGCATGGTGTATCGTTCGTTGTTGATGTACTCAACTTGAATGTCTGATACCTTTGCTGTATATGGAGGTATGACAAGGTTATAGATCGCCATGCTATTACCAATATTTGTGGGCACCGTGGGGTAGACTGCAGGAATGCCTGATAATACGGTAAGGTTTTTATCTGCCGTAGCAAGGATAGTGTCGATACGTGCAAGGTAATACTGGTATGCTGTAGTTAAACCAGTAGAGCTAGTTGGGTCTGGTACTTGACCGTTAGTTAATGATGTATCACCATCAGCCCTTCTAGGTCTGAAGTCAATACAATCTCTAAGGTTATACGTTACACCTGATGAAGGGTCTATAAATGTTGGGATGTCTTCGTATGCTACAGGATATGAGTTTACTGCTAAGTATCCATTGCCACTATGACTAAAGTTTTTATATATCACTAATAGGTAATTAGTATCTGTAGGTGCCGTACCTGTCAATACTAAGTTACCATGATCATAGATCTCTGAACGCTGACCGTTATCAACTATGTAGTTTGATGTAACTTCTGTATATGCTACTCCGTTCCAGTCAATAACCATTGTATTACTATCTACGTTAACAGCGGTAGGATTTGTTGAACCAGTGTTATATACAGCATATACTTGATATATGTCTGACACGCTTAGTGTATCTTTACCACCATAAGTTGTATTTAATCCAGATGCAGAACCAGTACCTAAGATAGCTGTAGAGTATCCGCTTAACCCTTTGGTCTTATATGATTGTGTAGTTAATGTAACTTCTGCGATGATTGTAGCAGTACATGAGAAGCCTGTATCATTAACATTAAATTGTGCCTGTGAAGCACTACCTGTAGATGATACTACGATCGATCTTGAGTTTGCATCTTCAAATGAGATGATAGACCCTACACTTAAACCTGTGGAACTCGCAGTTAAGTTTCCTGTGATGACAACATGGTAAGATTTATTCTTTATAGAATCTGTTAGTCCACCACCAAAACCTGTCGTTACGCCATCACCCTCAAAGTTTTCTGTACTGTCTTCTGTGTCTATATGTGCAACTCCACCTGAGAAACTTACACCAGTAAATGTTCTTTGGATAGAATAACTGCCGTTTTGTATAGTCTTAACATATTGGTTAGGTATTGGGAATACTAAACCTGGACTGTCAGAGCCGTATAGGATAGTATTACCAGAACCACCTACTTTACTTGATGCATCGATGTCAGCTGATGATGTAGATGTGATGATAGACTTAACGCTCTCAAACTTTTGACCACTATTCATCGTGATGTTGAATAGGTACATCGCATAGACCGCTGAAGTTCCTGGGATACCTGAAACTTGCTGTAAGAACCTTACTTGTGCAGTACCGATCTTATATGTTGATCCAGACACTGAAGCAGTCACTACGCTATGTAGTTCTACAGACGTGTATGGTACAGTTGAAAGTTCAGTTATCTTTTTATTTGTGACGAATGGACCAACTAAGTTTGTAACGTTTACATAGTTACCGTAGTTTGTATTAACATCTTTACTGATTAAACTTGAAGGAGTCCTTGCTCTAGGTACAGACAAAGGCGTTGTACTGATAGTTTCAAATTCATATCCTTGAACATAACCTTTACCAGGACCTAATGCGGCAGTGAAGAACCCTGTGGCTCCATCAACTGCATCTGTGATATGAAGAGGCCATACATTAACTGTATAGTTACCTGCTTCATCGAATGTCCTTTGTGCCATCTCATTGCCGATAGCAGAGTATACAGTGTTAGTTTTATTAACTACTAATGCTCCATCAACTATACGAGCGATCTCCGTGAAACCATCAACAGAGTCTGTTAAACCTTTTGCTGTTAAAGTTAAGCTTGCATGGTAGCGATCTGCACCAGGAGCTGCATAGTTTGGTGTACCAGTAGCATTATCAAGTAATGATGTATCTGTGTTTGATGATGCAAAGCTTTCATTGAGTACAAGACCTACTGATGCTGAAGATGTATTGGAGTACGCATCTACTGCAATGGTTTGTGGTTCAACATATACGAACATACCGTTAACAAAGAATACACCTGAATCAATAGAGAATGCCATTGACTTATTGAGTGATGAACCAGTTTGGATAGTTGCTACAGCTGTACCTGAGATAGTTAAGTTCTCACCAACAGAAAATGCAGAACCAGAAGTGATTGATACTAATAAGGTTTTAGGTTGTGTAGAAGTAGCGTCTAAGCTTAGCTTGACTAAAGCTTTAGTACCAGAAGAAGCACCAACGATGGTAGCTCCATTAAATATAGCCATGTTGACAGCATTACCGCCAAATGATGGGTCAATCTTGATTGACTGTAGAGTATTTTCAAATAAACGGCTGCAACCAGTAACCACTGTACCGTTAACAAATATATTCTTACCAAACTTGGCTATTTGGTCTTGGATCTGTGTCTGGAGTTGTGTTAACTCACGGGCTTGGACAGCATATCCAGGTTTAAATAGTATACGATGATAGTTCTTGGTATCATCAAAGTCATCAAAGTATGGATTTGTGGTAAAATTAAGTGACATATCTACTCTTTCAATTGATTATATCTATTTATACGGTTAAAAGGGTTCTTACTGTAACAATTTGCTGTGCAGAAGGAGCAAACGGCTCCATGACTTCAACAAAGAGGAAGTCCCCAGAGAATGGGTTTATAGTCCTATTTGTAACAGCTGTAACATCTATTGTAGTAATCGGCACTGTAGGGTTTGGTATCAATGCAATACCAGTAACTGGATTAATATCAAAAGGATCTGAGATCAGTGTATCACCCACTTCTATAGAGAAGTCATTGAATACTGATAACAAGATCTGGGTTGAATTAAAGTCAACCACCCTATACTTCTTATAGTTTGCTGAGCCGTTACTTTCTACTTTATACAACAGCATGTCATGCAATATCTTTGAGACATCAAAACTACCAGTGATTAGTACACAACCAGAACCTACAGATCCTGTGAACTTAGGTCCACTGTTTCCTGTATACCCTTGAACATTAGACTGCTGTGATTGTAAGTTTCTAATCAGACCACACTTACGGTAGTCATTATTGATGATGAATCCTTGGTTAACTTCTGAAGCAAATGAACTATAGAAAGCTAATGTATTTGCATATAGCTCTTCAACAGCGTTTGAACCGTGACCACCTAATGGTGACATGATTGCTCTTGCTACAGCTCCTGTACCGTTACCTTCAATGATCACGTCTGTCCAAGTATATCCAGAACCTACATTTGTCATCTCGATAGCTACTACTTTACCTCCAGAACATACAGCACGTGCTGTAGCACCTGTACCATCACCTTTGATAGTTATTGTGGCAGAACCATAACCTGTGCCTTGATCTACTACTTTGATGACTTCAAT